ATCGCCGAGTGAGTTAATGCCCCACACCTCATCAACGTGCTTGCCGCCGTGGCGTTTCGCCAACTCGATGAACTGATTCAACGAGGGACCGAGGCCAAGAATTGCAACGCTGCCGATGGGCTTCACGTGAACGTCCGCTGTCATTGTGTAAATTCCTCTCGCCAGGAACAAACGGGTGCCGAGTCGCACGGCGCCTGTGGGTCGAGCACAGACCTATTCGTTGCGCATCAAGGCTTACGGATTCGCCACAGGCGCGTTCGCCGGGTTGATCAGAATGGCCTTCACGTCGACACAGCCGACCGAAGTGGTGCCAGTCTTCACAACGTCGACAGTCACGTAGCGCTTCGAGCCGGAATAACCGATGCGTTTTGCCACGTTGGAGCCAACCCCCGAGGTGGTGGCACCGCCGAGTCGGGATGCCAGTGCTTCCGTGCCAACGAGATTGATGTCGGCAACCGAAGTCATCGTCCCCGTCACATCACCTTCCTTGACGACGACCGTCGCCACGGTGCCGGTCGTAACGATGGCGCCGTACCCGACGACGAATTCAACCGCGCCGTACCCTTTGCGGTCAATGACCTTGCCTGCGACCGTTGCGTTTGCACCGATAGCCACTGGCCCCACCACGCGCATCGCGCGAGAGTTATTGTGCAGATCCATGATGTCTTTCCTTTCAGAGCGAGTTGAATGGCCCGTTTATGGCGAGCCCTGTGAGTCAGTCGATCAGGTGGAGCACTTCAGCTTCTTGATCGCTTCGGGCTTCAGTACGCCGCCGCCAACGCGCTTGCGTGCGCGGAAGACAACGAGGCCGCTGTCGGCGCCTGTCGTGAAGTCAACTTGGAACGCGATGCCGATGCGATCCACCAGGGCGTAGCCCTGCCGGAAGTCACCGTACACCACAGGGTAGGTTCCCGCACCAGGATCGGCCATGTCGGGCATTTCGACGTACGGAGCACCCAGGATGGTGTTCGGCGCCGCGTTGGCGATGCCCGGCACCCACAGATACTGGTTCGTCGTGTCTTTCAACTTGCGCACAGCCTTCATCGAAGCCCGATTCAGGCCAAACAGTCCGTTGCGGGTGTATGCCGTCTTGACCGCGTGGTAAAGATCGATCATGCCGTCTGCAGTAATGGCCGCAGCGCTGCCGCTGACAACTTCGCCGATGTCCGCGTTCTGCATCAACCCTTCCATCTGGTTGGTGCCCGCTCCAGTGCCGTTGATGGACTCGAAGCCTTCCTTGTACGAGAACTGTTCGGCCGTCTCCATGCGAAGCTCGGCAAGCAGGTCGTAGTCGGAATCTTCCAGCATCTGTTGCGAGATCTCGACGCGAGCGAACAACTCAGGCGCCATGATTTCGAACATGCCGTAGGCCGGATCACCCGTGTTCGTGCGGCTTCCTGTCTCACCAACGCGCGTCGCAGTCATCGTGGTCGTGCGGCGCGGCCCCTTGTAGGACTGGCTGCCGATCGTCTTCACTGAACAGATCGCGCGAATCGGAGTCATCTCGATCACGTTCTTGATGATCTCGCGCTGCATCTCAGGGGGTGCCAACAGATAGCCCGCGGCGACGTCGTTGCCCTTCACCAGCGTGTTCATGCGCTTGCACAGTTCCATGTCGACCGGATCTCGGTCGGCGGCGGGCTTGCGCATCACACGATCAAACGCAGCGCGAATCTTGACGGCTTCGTCTTCGTTGCCTTGTCCGCCCAGTGCGCCGGGGCGATTCAGGGTTTTCTCGATGCTGTCGAGTTGTTCCTGCATCGCCTTCTGCTGCTGCGTTGCCAGCGTGACTTGCTGATTGAGCGGTTCGAACTTGTCGAACACACCGTCGATCTTGTCCAGCTTCGCGGTCAGATCGCCGATCGCCTTGCCGTCCGCCTTGGCGGCCAACAGCTTGTCGTTCGACGCCTTGAACTCAGTGAACGCTTCCATCACGACAGTGACGGGATCTTTTTCGTTTGCCATTCTCGATACTCCTGAAGTTTGATTGCCTGCTTTGTGCGGGCGCCAGTGGGGAATGTTGACTAACCTTGGAGCGTCCGAAGAAACTCAGCAAGTCGGTCCACAGTTGCTACCTCAACATCCCGCCGAGGCGACCGCACAACGTCCCGCTGTGCGGTAATGTCCCGGGCGGACGCAATGATGCGTTTTGCCTGGGCTTTCGGAATCCCTTCAACTTCCCGCAGAAAGGATTCAAATTCTCGAACCGTCTGGATCGTATTGTCTTCCAAATCCAAACAGCCTTCCGCATCAGCAGGTGCGTGCCGGAAGTAAGCGAACATCGCGGACTGTGCGTGCGCGTTCTCTTTCTTCTTTTTCTTGGCCGGCGTCATTTCATCCGCAAAGCCTTTGTCGACCGCATCACGAGCACTCAGCCAAGTTTCGTCGCCCATCCATTTGGACAAGTCGTCACGCGACTGTTCGGTTCGGGCCGCGTAGATGTCAATGAGATCGGACTTCAACCCATCGAGAATGTCAGCCTCTGCGCGCAGATCAGACGCCGCGCCCATGACCATGCTCCACGGGTCATGAATCATGAAACGCGAACCTTCGGCGATACGCACTTCATCTCCGGCCATTGCGATGATTGATGCAATGCTTGCCGCCAGACCCTCAACATGGATGACCACGTTCGCCTTGTGACGGGCCAGCGCGTTGTAGATCGCCACGCCTTCAAACACAAGCCCACCCGGGCTGTTGAGACGGACGTTCAACGTCTTCACGTCAAGCGCAACAATGTCCTTGGCGAAGTCTTCTGCGCTGACACCACCCCACCAGCCGCCGATGTCCCCGTAGATGAAGACTTCAGCTTCGTCTGAATTGTCCGCAGCAGAAAGACGCAAGACACCCGGCCCAAGCGCAGCCGGCGAGCGATTCATTGACTTGCTGGCAGCAAGATTCAGCAGGGGTTTCTTCATTGTCGCTGTCCTTTCAGGCTGCCATAAGCAGCATTTCATCTTCGTATTCAATTCGCCCGCGTTTTACGACGGCTTGTCCAAAGATTGTTGCGTTGCTATTGTCGCTGTTTTTCGTTGACAACTCGACTTCGACCGATAGTCTGCCGATCGCTTCAATCGACTTAATGCCAACCAATGAAATTTCATGCGGCAGATTCCGAGGGAAGACCCACGGCTCAGGCACGAATCTCGGCGGAGCGGTCTCGGTGTTTCCGACAACAGGGCTGCCGAATTCTTCTGCAGATGTAATCCCGACAAGCAGGATCTCGGCAGCCCCGCCCGCAGGTTCGTCACCGTCCCAATCGCCAAACCAATCGCCATTCCATTGTCCCCTCCATGCAGTCACGGCTAACCTCCGTCTAGCGTGGTTACCGTCCTCGTGCCTGCCACGTAGGTGCCTGCGATTCTGACCGTAGATCCGTCAATACCCATGAACTCAGGACTTCCGTTCTCAAGCCCTGACCCATCACCTGCCGCATTCGCAGCAATGATGCGCAAGACTTCCTCTGCGCTGAAGCCCGCTTCAATAATTTTTGCCCACACTGCGCTGGCAATCACGTCACTCGTCAGTACGGTGTTGTCCACAGTGGACCCTTCCATATTGCCGATTGCGTAAGGGGTAAGGGCACAGGTGATGGACCAAGAGGCCGCACCAATCATGCCCGCTTCTGCCCCGAGCGTCGGTGTGTTGAATCCGATGGTGAACGATGCCGAGCCTTCACCCCCGAGACTGGCGGTCAGTAAGGGGGCGTTTGTGCTGATGGTGAATGAGGCAGACCCTTCACCCGAAGAGATCAATTCACCCGAGGCAGTCGCAAAATCAATCGTGAAACTTGCAGAACCCGTTGTTGTAATGCCCCCAACAGCCAGACCAAGGGTTCCAAATGTCATCTCCGTAAGATTGCGCGACGACATGCCCCCGCTTTTGGGGGCCATGAGCCACGATGCCGGATGACGCAGACCGTCAGGGCGACCTGACTTGTTGGCTATCGAGACCCCGCCCACAACTGTGGCGCTGCCCGCCCAAAGGTTGCGCAATGCGCCAGCCTGCGCCCAAGTGTTGCGTTCTACGTTGTGCGCCAGCGGCCCAGCCAAATAGCGCAACGGTCCACCACCGGCACGAACGCCTGCACCGATAAGCATTTCATCCACCCCAGCCGAAATCAACGGCGGAAGTGAACGGAGAGTTGACGGTAGTCGCACCTGTCGAGAACAGCAACCACCCGAGGCACGCACCATCCATGACTTGCGGCAGGCTTGGCAATTGATTAACCAAGTCGCGTTCACTCCACATGCCAGTGACAGGGATCACGATGTCTGCCAGCGGGCGGGCGATGCAGAGTGCGACAACACCCGTTCCTGTGTACGCAGTGCCGCCTGACCATGTGAAGGAGTTGACGCGAGCAATGCCTGTATCACCGCCCTGCTTTGGCAGAAAGGGTCCATAACGGCCGGCAGCGTTGCCGCTGTGCAAGATGCGCGTGGCATACGCATCGGCAGTGGCCCCCATCGTAGGGCTGCCCTGAAATGCCCGCGTACCTGCGCCAGCAGTGTCCCCAGGTCGATCGTAGGCACTGGCCGCCAAGTTAGGACCACCTGCCGTGGGCTGTGTCTGCACCACGAAGAAAGCCTCGCATCCAACTCCGTCGGAGTAACGCGGCATCTGCACCATCATCGTGTGCGTGCCCGTGCCCGCGTCCGTGAACGCGACCGCTGTGCCCGCTATAGCGTTGGACAAGCTCGTGGCGAATCGGCACGTCGTGGCTGACACGCGGATCGTCCAATAGTCGGTAGCCAGTGCCAAACCTGTCGGTAGCGTCGTCGTGGTTGTGAATCTGACCTTGGTCCCTGTGTTGAAGTCATTGGTGTACGTCGCCAGCAGACCCGATGAACTTGATGCCGTGAACGTGTTGCTGTTGATGAGCGTCCGAGAGGCAGTGCCGGTCACGTTGGTAGTTGCCAGTCTGTAGTAACCCTGCAGATCAACCAATTTGGCCTGCCACGGCGCCCCTGCTGCCGCCACGAGGTTGCATCCAATGTTCAAGATGTGCTTGGTAGCCGTTGAGACGTTGCCCCCGTGCTGGACACCAAGCAACGTGGCCGATGCCGCGTCTCCACCGAGTTCGCTGCAACTTTGAAACACCAGGTCTTGCGCACTCGGGAACGTGCTTGCGTTGGGGTGACCCGCAGCAGAAAACAAGGCATGCCATCCGCCCGCTGTGTGTGCAGGACTGATGATCTTGCTGTTGTCGCGGCGCGTGTACTTGCCGTTCGTTGTGATCTGGTTGATCAGATCGTCTTGAGAATTGAAGCCCACTTAATCACTCCATGCGAACTTGGCATAGCCCGCGAGTTGGCCAGCGGCAATGCTGCTGGCCGAGTTGACGATCAGACCGAGATAAGCGCCGTCGTAGATACGAGGTGCATGGGGACGCATGCGAATGCATTCCACCTCGTTCATGGTATTGATCTCTCGTATGGCTATGTCGATCAGCGGTTTGACAAGAACGAGAGCGATAAGCCCGCCCGAAGCGCCCGTGAAGGTGATGCTCGTAATCGACCGCACACCGTTTGAACCATTGGCGAGTGGCAAGAATTGCTGCCCCCCTGCGATCGTCGCTTGCTGGCCTGTCACAAGAGATGCGATGTTTACTGCAGCCACGCTGCAATTGATGACCGGGGAAGTTTTGGACTCACCCAAGTCATCAACATAATTGAACGTGAACCGTCCACCGCCCGTGGTTGGCGCCGAAGCGACGGCCATGACTTTGACGCCGTTCCCGTCCGTGTATCTAGGTAGGCTGATTGGATTCGTTGCCGGCTGTTCATCCAGGGAGTCGCCGTCCGCAAAAGGATAAAAGAGCAAGTAGTCGCAGAGGATGTACCGACCGACCAAGCCCGCACTCGGCGTCACAAGTCCAATCGAAGTGAGGTGCTTTGTGCCTGGCGACTTGGCGTCTCCGTGAAAGATGCCGTCAAAACCGTCAAGGGTAGTTGCCTGCATCGGGGTTGCTGCCCAGTATTGAGGCTTTGGGTTACCTGCGGCCATTGAAAGATCGGCCCATCCTCCCGCCGTGGTAGCCTGACTGGGCACCTTACGAATCGAACAGGCGTGAGTTCGCCCCGCTGCATCTGCCGCCGCATATTGCGCGATATTCACGAACCCAGGCATAACGATCAGTCAGCAGACACGCTCAAAACGCCGGCCGCGAACTGCGGCTGAATACCCGCGCTGACGTTCAACGTAGCGGACAGTGAACCCGAGATCATCATGCTCACTGCACCGCTTGCCGTATCGACAATTGCGAAGTGTGTGATTGCAGCGCTACCTGCGCTGCAAGCTCCAAACTGAATCAAGTTCGTGTTGACGAACGGACTTGACGTTCCCGTCCATGATGTCGCCTTTGTAAGCGCAACGCGGGCATAACCCGTGTACGTCGTGGCTTCGCTTGCCAGTGATGCGGACTCACCCGGGTCAGCAGTGAACAGCGCCAAATACTGCGTCGCGTCTGCTCTGTAACTTGGGTCAGTGCCGCGAAGAAAAGCATCCAGTGCGGCGGTTTCGGTGGTGTTGGAAAGACTCATGGTGTGGTCGCCTTATAGCTTGAAAATGCGGTTAGGGCCTGCGTCAAATCGAAGATTCACCGTTTGCCCGGCACTGGGCGTAAATGGTAAGCCACTCGCGGGCGTGTCAATGTACGCAATCAATCGTGCCGTCGCGTCGTCACCCGTGTGTTGAAAAATAACAAGCGCTTTACTTGCAACGGCAGCCGTTGCAGTGATTGTCGAATCGTCTGCATCAAACACCCCGCTCGTAAATGTCTTGTTGTCCAATGACGCACTTCTTCCGTTATCAACAGCGCCCATGTCCGCAACGAAAGTGTTCGAGTTGCTGAATGTGTAGCTGCTGCGAACAAGCATTACACGCACGTCGCCGGTCATGTCAATCGTCCGGTCAAGAATGCCTTCGCGACCTTTGTTGAATAGTTGGTTGGACATCAATCACTCACGATGTGGCGATCTCGAAAGCCAGTCAGTCGACCGTCCTCGTTGTGCGTGGCCACTCGTTCCACGAGCGGCGGTGGCGGCACATTGACATCTACTTTGACGGTTGTCTCGGGCGGCACAAAATGGTTATGAACGTCAGGTGAAGTGACGTTGACGGCGGTCGGCTGCACGTTCACGTTGATCGGAGTTTGCTGTTGATTCATGTGCACGTGAATGCGGCGCGAAGCAAGGTCATTCATTGCCGTCAAAACCTCCTGCACGCTGACCATTGTCGGTTGAGGTTTCTCTGCAGGCGCCGGCGTCGAGGTGGACGCAGATGCGTCGTCCCCGTCCAGTTCGGCCAGAACCTCATTCAACATTCCGTCCGCGTCCCTGATGCGCTTCTCGTTTCGAGACGACAAAACGCGACCGACGTTCATTCGAGAACCGCGGGCTTGCGGTTGAATCGGATCGTCGGTTTCTTCATCTTCAACTTCAGGGGGCTCTGTCGCATCCATCGTGTTGACCGGAACTCGGTACAACTCGCCACCTTCATATGGATTCAATTCCTCGTACGCACGAACCTCGTTGGAATTCAGCGCACCCATCTGCCACAGTTTCCAGTAGAACTCGCCGCGTTCTTTCGCATTACCGCGCAGCAGCGAGATCGGCAGGAATTTGAAGTACAGGCCGGACTTCCGTTCTTCGGAAGACAGCAAGTTCTTCGCAACGGACTCTTCGATGCGACGGAACCAGCCGCCGAGCGAGAACTTGACGTGCGCCTGAAACATTTCCGACGACGATGCGAACGTGGCCGTCTTGTCGGAGTAGCCGACCATGATCGGCATGACGCGCAGCGCTCGGCACACCTCTTCAATTTGAAAGCGCCTGGTCTCAAGATGCTGTGCGTCGACGCCTGTCATCTGCGTCTGCAACCACTTGGCGCCGCGGTCAAGAATGAACGGCTTGAATCGGCTTGCACCAACCATATTCTCTTCGACCCATGATCGCAGTTGAGTGAACTGCAACTTGCTCAATGGACTATCCATGCTGATGATGCCTGCCGACTGTCCGCCGTTCGCATGCAACAGTGAATGAGATTCTTCGGTGGCGATCGAAAGGCCGATTGCCTCCCGCGCCAACTTCATCACTTCAAGCCCGTCCCACCCGTTCCAACTTGGACCCTTGACGTGCCAAATCGCAGACGGCGGAAATTCACGCTCTTGCCCACTCTTCGCGCTCTTGATGAAGTAGTGAAGACGATCAAATTCGTCCACCTCGATTCGGGCGCACGCCGGCTCAATCGGCACCAACTCGCTAATTTTCCCCCGCACCACGTTCTTGAACGCGATGAAGCGTCCTGCAAGGCCGCAATGCAGGACAAGTTGTTCGACGAACTCGAAGCCTGTCTGCCAGTCGTTCGGGCCGGTTACGAGCAAGTCGTAAAGCGGGTGGTCCGTCGCCTCTTCGCTCCCTCCTTCTTTGAGCTTGCGAAATAGCCCACGCGAAACTTGCGCAGTGTCTTCGGAGAGCACGCGCAAGCAAGACAGAACGGCCGTCGCCTGCAATGCCTTGTCAATGGTTACGGACTGCCCACTCTTCGACTTGAAGCCGGACATCAATTCCGGCCAGAAGTTTTCGTCAAATGCTACGTTGGACCGAACAGGTCCGACAAGGCTTCGTGCGAGGAATCCCATTAGGCCCCCGCGCGCCGTGCGGCAGCCCAGCCGGCATAAAGGAAGAACATGCCGCCGACAATGAAGCCGGAAGGTGCGTAAATCATGTGCGCCCCATACGACACGAGACCTGCGCCGAATAGAAGAATGGCGTCTGGTACGGAGTCGGCAGAAGCCGCTGCCGCACGTTTCAACGCGGCTTTCAAGGTTGTCATGCGGCTCTCCAATCGGTTTCCCAGAACGAGGCACCGACCCCTTCCGGGTTCAGTGACATTAAGGCTGCTGCGTCAAACAGCGCCATCAACGGGTCTATTTTCGCAGTTCCACTCATTGCCTTCGTAATCAAGATCGCATTACCCTTCGGCTCAACTCGTGCGTTACCGACACACCAGTTCATCAACGGGGTTCCACCATGCAGCATGTCACCCCCTGCGAGCATGCGTTCTGTGTCCTTGATTGCACCCATCAGTTGATAGCCCTGCGGGATGCCTTGGATCTGATCGGCTTGGAAATCACGACCCGGACTTTCGAGTTCGGAAATGAGTGCGCCGATGCCGTGCCGGTCGACGCCAATGGCATTCTTCTCGGGCAGAAGACCTGCGTCTCGTACCTTGCAGAGAATGTCGGCAACAGCCACGATGTCCTGCCCAGGTCGTTGCACGATCGTCAGATCGCCGTCCTTCTCGAAGTCGCGCAACCGTGGAGCGATCTCCTTGCGACGGGTCAACACAACCTCGTGCGCCCATGCCTTCGCCCACACGAGCCATTTGCGCGTCTCGATTTCGCGGCCGATCAGCACCAGGCCGAGCAGGTCATCGAGACCGCCGCCGTCCACGCCGACTGTGACCACCTCGCTGCGACGAAGCAGGTCATCGAGGGACAACTTGATCGCGTTCTGTTCCCAGAACTCAGCGCCTGCCCAACGGTCGCTGCGCAGTGCAAGGCCGATCTCCACGTTGAGATGCTTGGCCACGGTGCCACGCATGCTCTCTTCACCCGACTCTTGCGCTTGTTCCAGCAGGCGGACAAGCGTTGGCTCATCGACGCTCGCCCCCATGTTCGGGTTGGTGACGTAGAAGTTCTCGGGCTTCAGATACGCCTTGTTGGCAAGCATCCGGTCAGGGAACTCGTACAGCACCGGGCAGAACTGCGGATCTTTGATACGACCGTCGCGCACACCTCGGGCGTATTGCAGTTTCTGCTTGAACACGCCTGCAGGCGGCTCATTGCTCTGAGTGCTCAGGTATAGCACGCAGCCTTCGGGACGACTCAGCAGGCCACCTGTAGCCTCACGGAGCATGTCTTCGGCATTTGCCTTCTTGCCGAACAACCAAAGCTCGTCGATGAGCGTGACGATCCACTTCTTGCCGGCCACGGTGTCGCTGTCGGCTGCCACAACTTGCAACGTGGCCTTCGTGACGCGGTGCGTGATGGTCCGAATGTGATCTTGAACGTGGAAGAGTTCCTTCAGTTCGTCGTCAGCCTTGATCGCGTCCGCGGCAGGCTTGTAGGCATTGTTCGCAACCTCGACGGTAGGTGCGAGGATGCCAAATTCGCCGGCCTGCCGCCAGTTCATGATCAAGAACGTCAGCATGATGAATCCGGCTGTCGTCGACTTGCTGTTCTTCTTCGAGATCAACAACAGCCATTCGCGGATCAGCCGTCGTCCCGACTCAGGCTCGTACGCGCCGAAAATGTTGGACACGAAGTCGCGCAACCACGGGCGGCTCAATTCACCCCATGTCGGACTGCCAGGCTGATCGACGACCCGCAGTTGATCCATTACCGCAAGAGCGGCTTGCGCTTGATCCGGGAACAGTGGGGGTGATGGAATCAGGCTCTCGCGAGCCAAGATCCGTCGTTCCCAGTCAGGACAAGCCGTCGTCCACTGCACGGTCAATCAACCTTGTCCGTGAGTTTCAGCAGTACGGTCGCCTCAAGATCGTTGCCGATGCTTGTCAGGAATCGCGCACGCACTGTGCACATCAGCGACGACACACCTGCAGGGATGCGGCCCCCTGATATTTCGAATTGGATCGCCTTGCCAATTGCTGCTGTCGTCTCGTCAGGGTACGTGACCAAGGAACCGTTGACGGTTGCTGATCCGAATGTAAGTCCACCTTGATCGCCGACGATCGCGTCAACGCTTGAGATTGTTTCGGCTGTGTCCAGCAGATCGGTGCAGTTGATGTCGAAGATCCGCGCGTCGTAAGTTCGCTTTTCAAGAATTTGCATGGTGTCGCTCTCAGTTCAGGTGCGCCACACGAGTGCGGGCAGCGAGTTGTACGAACCGCTGACGGGCGTTGACGATCCACGCGCG